ACCCGTCGTAAACCCAAAGATCACCAGTCGCTTGATCGATAACACCGTTACCTGCTACTGCTGAAGGGAAGGCTGTATTAAGAGTAGTCTGTGGGTTGTTAGGTGGAATAACGTTAACGTCAGGAACTGATCCTTCAATCGTTACTGACTTGCCATCTTGGCCTGATATACCTGAATAACCACTAAAACCAGAGAATCCAGAAGTTCCAGAGAAACCAGAGATACCACTAAATCCAGATATACCTGACCAGCCACTGATACCACTCCATCCGCTAAATCCTGATCTACCAGACCAGCCGGAAAATCCCGATCTACCAGACCAGCCAGAAAAACCAGATATACCTGACCATCCAGAGAAACCACTTATACCAGAAAAACCACTTATACCTGAATATCCGCTAAAACCACTTATGCCTGAATATCCGCTAAAACCACTTATGCCTGAATATCCGCTAAATCCACTAGTACCAGAGAAACCGCTGAAACCAGAAATGCCTGAAAACCCACTAATACCGCTGAATCCAGTTGCGCCAGTAGCGCCGACGGCAGATACCCATGATCTAGTTCCATTCGTTTGACTTGACAGTACGTAACCGTTGCCAGCTGGTACGCCTAAATCAGGTTCTGCGTTTTCTAACGATAGATAATCATATCTGCCAGGATCTGCTTGAGTAGCAGGAGTTTTCTTAACTCTGCCGCTGATCAGTTTAGGGGTATTACTGTTTCCTTTTGTAGACATATTACTTGGTCTCTAAAATACTTAATGTTAGTTTTAGTACGCTGTTAGCGTTTGCTGAACAGCCTATGCTTTGTCCTGCTTCTATAACAAGTTTACCTGATAAGAGTGCTGCTGCATCACCTACCGGAATTGTAAAATCTTTAACTAGTTCAGTGTTACCATTCACAGAACTATAAAAAGTTATATTTCCTGCGTCTGAACTATTTATATTTGTAGCTTGCGCTAACAATACAATTCCAGTTGTTTCTGCTGGACAGGTATATACAGTGGATGCTACTGTTGTTACGTTTGCTGCTACTGATATGAATGTATTTAAAGGTGATGCCATGATATATTATCCTTCTAATGCTAATATGAACGGTGTTAGAACGGCAAACAAGCTTTTATCGAATGTTGTTCCCTCTATTACACCTGCTTCTTCGTTAATTGTTAATCCACTGCCAATTCTAAAATCACCAAATTGGTCAGTGCTTGTGAAGTTTACTCTTCCGCCATTTGTTTCTCTAATTTCGTTTGCTTGTATAGGAATACCACCCAATCTAGGAGTAGATGTTAATAAGTTTGTGCCAGTACCAACATACTCGAAAGTTTGTCCGCTTGCAGTAATTAATGATATTTGTCTAAAATCTACTGAACCTGGAGTTGGAGTAAATTCTAGTGTTTCTGCAAAAGTTATTACACTTGTATCTCCTGCTAATGCTGTAGCACTACGAACTAACAAGTATTGTGTGTCTACACCATCTGTGACTTCTACGGCATCATTTACTGCTGGTCTTTGTGATAATCCGCTAACTGTTAAGGTTGAGCTAGTGTTTGATACCAACGTACCAGAATAAAGAACACCGCCAACCCCATCAGCCCACAATCCATAATCACCAAAACTGTTATTAGAGTTTGTAATAGAGCATGTTCCGCCTGATTCACATTTAACACCGGAAGTACAACATATAGTGAATATTGATACTAGCTGTGCATATCCCATATTTGTAATGTGAATACCTAAACCACCTTGATTAAACTGTGTGTATGAGTCTAATACCATTGACTTTAATCCAGTTGCTAAATCACCGTCTACTCGCATACCACATCCAGTAGTTGTAATAGAACTACAGTTTTGTACATATGGACTAGTTGTGATTGATCCTGCGCCTGCACTAGGAAATGCTACGGCGGCTGCTGGAGATAAGTGATCTCTAAACGTCATGCCTGTTAGATAACATCTGTTTCTTACCCAGAATATATCTTGTGTTGTGTTTGCTGGTCTAACTGTAACTGTTCTTAAGTTATCACCTACAATACTAACACCTGCGCTTAATGACATAGGGTTAGATTCAGTGTAATCACCTGCTTTTACTAAAATAACAGTAGTACCAGTTGGATTAGCTGCTTGCAAGCTGTTTGCTAAAGTAACTGCTGCTGCTATTGTTAATTTAGCATTATCTAAGTTTCTACCACTGTTACTGTCATTGCCTGACTTACTTACGTACACTACATTTTCTATTGAGGTACTAATTGCAGTGATCCAAGATAAGTTACCAGCACCGTCAGTAGATAATACTTGTCCACTTGTTCCGCCATCGATCTTTACATTGCCGATTGGACCTAAGTCAGAAATTCCGCTAACTGTTAAATCATCAGTAACTTCTACGTTACCAGCAGTAATATCACTGCTTGTTATAGTAACGTTAGGTGTACTTCCTATCGTTAAAGAATTTGATATAACAGTATCTGGTTTTAAATCTACGAATAAACTTTGTTCAGAAGATTGTAATATAGCAGTAGAACCTGTACCTGTACTGTTTAGACCTAAACCTAAAGTGGTAGTTTGCAATCTAACTTGTGATATATTAGCAGTTATTAAAACGTTACCCGTAGGACCATTGATTGTGATACCTGGCTGATCTATACGGTTTATTGATAATACACCTATATCACGTTGGAAATTATATAATTCTGTGAAGTTTTCTTGGACTTTTTCGAACGCTGTTCTTATGGCGTCAGCATTAGGATCATCTGGAAATGATCCAATATTGATATTTTGTTGTGACACGAGTATATCCTCTATAGTATATTGTATTTATCTTTCGTCTTTATAAAAAAATACCCGGCGAACCGGGTATTAAATAGTGCGTTCAACAAAACGTTATTATTATTTTATTCCGCTTAGTTTTTTCCAATCTGTTAAATCATCTACTGTAACTTTTGTATGTGGTAAAGTAGTTTGATCTTGTTTTTGATTGTTTAAGCCACCAGAAATAACTTTAGTCATGAATTCAATATCTTCATAGTAAGAATCGTCTTCAGTTCTTTGGTTATTAGCATCGTTGGCCCATTCAGTTAATTCTTTCTCTTCGTCGATTTCTTCTTCATCTTTTGAATCTGCACCAGCTAATGCTTTATCTTCTTCGGCTTCAGCATCTTCGTCGGCAGTAGTTTCAGCTTCTTCGGAATCAGCTTCTTCAGCTACTTGAAATTCCATTTGATCTTCTGTTTCTTCTTCGCCAACTACCATTGCTGTTCCAGCAGAATCACATTCACACGCCGCTGAACCACAAGTATCACAAGCAGCATCTGGATGACCGTGAACGTGTTCATCATCCTGTGATTCTTCGTCTGCGTAGTCTTGAGCACCTGCTGTCATTTTTTGTATTAAAGCCATCATAGAATCATGGTCGCCAACATCGCCTAAAGCTGGAGTGTTTGTATCAGCAGCAACTGGAGCACCATATGATCCAGTTGCTTGTTGATCGTCACCGCCAAACAATCCCATACCTGCTTGCTTGATAAGCGCCAATAACTGATCAGCTTCGTCACCTTGTGCTGTAACAGTAACTGAATCAGGAGCGTTTTCGATATCTTTATTGATAGCTACTGTTACACCTTCTTTTACAGTTTTCTTGTCTTTTTTGTCGTCACTTGTTAAAGACTTCTGCATTTGAGATTTAGTCATACCATGATCTTTCTTGAACTGTGCGTCACTAAGTTCTTTCATATCAAGATCGATATCTTTCATCTTTCCTTCATTTAAAAGAGCATTTAGTTGACGATCCCAAGATTCGAAAGCCATCATTGTTTCTTCGTCTTCATAATCGTCGAATCCAAAGTTGTCAGTATCACCACCATAAGTTGTTTTGCCTACTAATACATCTTCTTCGAAGTCGTTATCTGCTGGTGCCATTCCCATCACATCCATACCTGGAATTACGGCTGGCATTTGGTCTTGACCCATGTCACTTGAACCTGATCCATAGCATTCGTCTAATCCTTCTTTGTATCCTGCAAGATAAGCTTGTGCTTCAGCAGTGCCTGATTCATACTTACAGCTAAACGGATCTTTTGCTAAAGCATGTGCTTTACCTAATAGTCTTGCTGCTTCAGTTGGGTTTGCACCTTCTTTAACTGTTTTTTTAGTTGTTTTAGGTTGAGGACAATCTTCACACCCTCTCCAAGCATCAGCACCTTCACCTTTCTTAGAAAGAGGCTTATTATGTTTAGTGCATAGAGCAGGTGATGATTTTTTAGTTCTCGTGCTTGACCAAGATAATGAAGAATCTTCTTCTTTAACTGCTACTTTTTTCTTAGCATCAGCAGCAGCTTTTTTCATGGGTTCTTTCTTATTACCATCTTTATCTAAGTCGATATAGTCTGGCTTAGCTTTACTTTCAGTTGTCTTTTTCATTGTTGATACCTTTTGTTTGTCGGCTGCTGCCTTTTTCATTGATTCTTTCTTGTTACCATCTTTATCTAAGTCGATGTAATCTGGCTTAGCTTTTGCTTCTAAAGTAGTCTTGCTTCTTCCAGCGCCTAATCCTGCACCAAAGTCACCATCGTGCGTCGGTAAGGCTGCTTCGTTCGTTTTCTTCTTAGCTTTATTAGCAGCCTTTTCTCGATCAACTACAGATAAAGCCAGTCCCTTTTTAGCTGCGCCTGGATCGTTTTTCTTATTCATATCCGATCGTTGTTTAGCTTTGTTAGCTACGTATTCTTTACCCTTTTCACCAGTTGGTACGTTAAAATTGAGGTCGCCTGATTTAGGTCCATCTTTTTCTAAGGCTTCGTTAGTTTTTACACGTAATACGTCGGATAGTTTTTGTAATTTATCGTGAGGATATTTTGATAGATATACTTCGATTCCTCTTACTAAATCATTTTGCTTTTTAGGATCCATTGTAGATATCATCGTAGCTAACTTCATGACATTTTCACCTGAATCTAATAAGTTAACAATCTTTTTAGCACCCTGAACGTAAAACCAATCGCTAACTGAGCTACTGATTGATTCGTTAGTTTTCTTCTTTTCAGGCAAACCTTTGTGTTTAGTCTTCGCAAACTTTTCTAACTCTTTAGTAGACATTTTTGTCATTTCTTTTGATGCACCTTTTAGATTGCTTTTTGGAGCATCACCGCGCTTAGCTGCTAATGCTGCACCGGCTGCTTGTTGTTGTGACTTGCTTACTGCTTTTTCGTTGAGTTTAGACTCACGCATATAACTGGGTCCATATGCGTAGCTGCCGCTATAAGGTGGTTCAGTGGCTGAGTATTTACGAATCCACTTATTTTTTCTTTCATTCCATTCGTATGCTGAGTTATGGTGTGCGCTGGTGTTTGATCCGTCAGCTATAGCGTCATCTAATGTATCGTGATACGTCACCTCAGGATCGATATCGTAATCATTATAAAGAACTACGCTTGCGTATTTTCCTTTTCTATGATCTAATTTAGGACCATAATGTGCTTCATCAAGATCATCTTCTTGTAACTCGTCACCAGCTAAAGTCATTTCACCTTTACCAATGCTTTGCTTGATTTGTGCTGCTAATTGTGGATTTTCCACAGTTCCAAGAGTTTTCTGACCTTGCTTGATTACTTGTGTATTTTGTTTTGCTGGTTGAATAGTAATTTGTTCTGCTTCACTTAATTTTTTACCAGCAGCGGCAGCTTTTTGGAACTTTTCTTTTCCATACTTTTTACGACCAATTGAAGCAGCTACAGCACCAGGATCTTCAGCTCCGCCTTTTTTAGCAGCAGCTTTCACTTTTTCGAATCCCATATACTTTTCATCAACTTGTTCTGCTTCACTTAGCATAGTATTAAAGATATTTTTTAAAGATGGCTTAGCAGACTCTACTACTTCATCTTTTGCTTTCTTTAACTCGGTTTGTGTAGCTCCGGCTTTTCTAGCCGACTCGGCATCTTTTGGATCCTTAGAGTTAGCATACTTTGTTAATAACTCTTTTCTGGTTCCACCCTGACTTTTAGGATTATAATCAGTAACACCAGTAGCTTCAGTTAAAACTTGTTTACCAGTTGAAGTATCAGAACCTTGAAGTTCAGTCATTTTGTTTAATAAGTCTTTCATGCTCATAATAGTTCCTTATCTTCCGGCACCGGTTTTAGGTTTAGCTGGTCTGTTGATTGTAGTCATTGGACTTTTTTCGCCTGCTGACTTCATATATTCTTCTGGTTTAAAAGGATCAAACGCTGATTTAGTTTTTTCACCTGCATAATCGATTTTAATATCTGATCTGAATTCTTTAATACTTGACAGATAAGATTCTCCATACGCTTTAGCAGCAGCTTTTGCTTTTTCATCGTTAGGATAATCTTTGCCTAAAAGCGGAGAATCGTCAAGTTGTTTTTCTAATTTATCAACTTCTTGATCCACGCCATCAGCATATTCGGAGTTTAATACTCTAACTCTATTCTCGTCGAACTTTAACAGTCTAGCCATTTGCTTGATCATTGGTTCTGTGGCTGGATATCTAAACTGTCCTTTTAGAATAGTAACTGATTCATTAGCGAAGTCAGGGAATCCATATGGATTTGGTTGGATAGGAGTTGTAGTTGGACCAGTCAGTTCTACTGGGTCAAACTTCTTTAAATTTTGTTTAAATAAATCTACCCATTTGCTATCCACGTCACCTACTATATGAATAGTAACGTCATAAATGTGTCTAGATTCGAAAATGTATTGTTTTAAGCTACGCATTATTGATCCTTAATTAATTAGTATTTATCACTTATCTTCGGAATTCTTACCAGATATCATCTTTAGTAACTCATTGCGATCATATGCTTTACCATCGCCTAACGGTATGTTATCCACTTCTTCAGTTTTAGCTTGTAGTTTTTGATCTAGTTGTGCTTTCTTTAATTGTAAGTCAAGTTGTTTTAGTTTCTTGTTGATTTTTGCTGTTTTTGCAGTTATCGCATGTCCTAACATACTGCTGGCGCTGTTGAATATTTCACTAGAAAATCTAGATTCAACTTGCATACCCAAATCCATTAAGTCTTTGTAGCTACTAGTTGCCAAATTTGCAAGTTCATCTAGTTCACCGTCTGCTGCTTCTAACCCTCTTACTTGAGGTAATGCTGCTTCTATTTTTTCTAAGTTAGTTAATGCTGTTTCAGTTATTTCTTGTGCTGTTTCAGGAATAGGTTCTAGCAGATCATTAGAATCTGTGTCTGTTGGTAATTCAAAAAGTTCGCTTAATTTTTTAGTCATAATGTATTTATTTCTATTTCTTACCATTCATGAAAATATCATTTTCATTTATAACTCTAAACACAAATCCATTAGCTCTACAATATGCTGTAGCTGCTTGCCACTTAGCATGATTAACGGCTACTACCATTCTGTCTTTTTGACTAGCAGCTTTACTTTCGATTAAACTTTGTTTTCTAGGTTTTATTTCAACAACTTCAGCTAATCTTTTACCGTGTTTGTTTTCATAAACTACAAAGAAATCAGGAACGTAATTAGTTATTTTGCCAGTAAAAGGATGACGGTAAGGTATTGCTATAGATTCACTAGCCCAATGCGTAATGTGTTTATTATTATCACAAAACTGCATGAATACCATTTCCCAAGAACTACGATACCGTGGATTATGTTTACCTATATACTTTTCAGGGTTCTTGGGAGTATATATTCCTTGTGCCCAATTAGCCATTTTATTGAACTACATTTCTAGCTGCTAATTGATTTGGTCTAGGAACAACACTTGCACCATATAAGGCTGTATTATTTTTAAAACTATTTAAATAATAGGCCATAACTTGATTCATTTTTAATTTATCACCGCCAGTGCTTTTGAGTTGTTGTAATAACTCTAAAACATTAATTCCTGATTGTTGTGATATTCTAAAAAGATTAGATGTGAAGTTGCCTGCTATAGTAGCATTTTGTGATACTGATATAAAGTAGGAGAATACAACGTCGAAGTCATTAGCATTTACTGATACAGTAGTATCATAAAATTGATCGTATATTCTTACCGTACGGTCTCTGTTGTCGTTACTGTTTTCTATTATTGATGGCATAATACTATTTATACTTTAAATAGATGATTTATCTTCTTACTTGATACTGTTGCCCTGCAGTTCGATCACCGCCTACTGTTGTAGCTTCAGCACCTTGAACAGGGGCGCCAGCAACATTAGTAGGTGAAGCAGAAGCTCCTAGCTTGAGCAAATTAGCAGTAACATTTCTAGTTAATTCTGGATTAGACACTACAGTTATAGCGCCTTCTAGCAATTCTTGTTTAGCAGTTTCTTTAAGATCAACGTCTTTAAAGTTTCTATATGTTTTTACACCGTTATATAATGCTTTTAAGTAATTACCTTGACCAATAGATTCGACAACGCCGCCCACGCTGTCAACTAATCCACCTTGACCTAGAATAGCTTTATTAGAACCAGGGCCTGCTATAGGACTTAATCTACGATCATAATTCTCTTCATTACCAAATCCAGTTACTATATTACTAGGATCAGTTCCGTCGATAGCTCCATAATTATAAACTACTGTTTCGTAATCTATAGTCATTTTGTTTTGCATAGTACCATTACTATCACTGTATGAATAAGTATCGTGGTTAAATTGTGTAATGATAGGATTGATAAAAGTATAAGCTACAAAGTTGTGTTGATTCATACCAAACACAGTAATATTTTTAAAGAAAGGCACCTTTATGCCATTATCTGTATTAGATTCTCCTGCATAACCCCAAGTAGACAAACTCTGTTGTTCTATTTCAGCACTAGAAGAATATATATTTCTGGTGTTATAAGTAATATCTCCAGGGTTTGGATTGCCTCTATTGCCAGACATAATTCCTGAAGGAATATTTCCATCACGATAATTATAACGATAATAAGCTTCCCATAATCTAGTAGCTTGACTAGCGTTATCGTCGTGGAATGTTATATCAATGGGGTTATATCTTATTTTTGTTTGAACTATACGTTTTCTATTATACTGGTTAAGTATAGTAGTATCCATAACATAGTTTGGCAAAGTAACTTCTTTTACTAATAAACCAAAATTAGTAGTAGACAGTGGTAATTTACTCCAGCCCCAAGCTTCTTCGTTTATGTCGAAATACGTATGAAATAAGTATTTAAACTTGGGAGCGTTTTGATAAGAATTTGGAGTAAAAGTTTTAGATGCGTGTGCATAATCTCTAACAAAGGGACTACCGAAGAAGCCTTCGGTAGCACCTGTTAAAAGATCCTGAAACCATCCAGACATTATAAATTACCAGTACTATTAACGCTGACCAGGGCCAATACCAGTAGTAATACCTTGGTTGATTCTGTCTGCTGTAATTCTTCCCACGTTCTGACCAACACCAGCAGTGCCAAGTGAACCATTTTCAGACTGAATAGCGTTATCGAAACGAATACCAAGAGCGATAGTTGCTGGATCGTTTGTATTATAAGCCAAGTTACCATAGTTAGCAGACTTTAAGAAGCATCCATACACTTCCCAAGTTTCTAACACTACTGGTTCATATGCACCATTACCACCATCAAGAATTTGAATATTCATTTGGAATTTGTAATCTTGACCAGCCGCTGCTGAAGCTTGTTCTACAAAGTCCATTTGCTTTTGTAGTTGCTGTCCAACTGCTTTAGAAACTGATCCCGATGCATCGTCACGAATGTTTACAGTTAATTCTTGCCATGAGTGTTTACCAGCCAAATACATTCTTGAGTTGTATACTGGAATTTCAATTTCATCGAATGTTACGTTTGGTCTAGTAACGTCGATTACTTGTTTTGTTAAGCTTAAACCACCGCCTACGTCAACACCAAAGTTTAAGAAGTTTACTCTAAAACGGTATTGTAGTTTAGGCATCAACAAGCCTTGGTTACCACCTGCGTTGTCAGATGCAACGGTCATGTTGAATAATGAGTTACTGGCTGTTGCCATGTTATTTCTCCTGTTTTATATATTTATCATTGTAGTGTAGCTTGCGCTACACTACAATTTTTCTTTTTTACGAATTTCTAAAACTTACATTAGAAGACGCGCCTAATCCTGCTAATTCACCAGTGTTTAGAATACGAACTGGGATGTAGATAAATTCAGCAGCTTTCACTGGTTCAATTGCTACGTCTACCCAAAGTTCATTTCTATCAATTCTAGCTGGTGTATTATTTGATTCATCACATACTACCAAGTAATCGTATAATCCTCGCTTAGCCACCAAGTCAACAAACAAGGTTTGAATTACACCAGTAATTTGCTGTCTAGTAATTGGATCATTAGGTTCGAATACGAACGGTCTAGCTACTATTGTCAATTGACGACGAATATAAGCTACAAGACGCGCCACGTTAATTCTGTCTAACGCGCTTTGACTATCGAAGCTTGATTTGTTACCATAGTTCAACAATCCATTACCAGTAAAGAATACTAGTGGGTTGATTTGGTTCAAGTAACAAACGTCTCTGATACCAACTCTGGTTCTAGTTACTTGGAACTCGCCAGTTTGTGCATCTAAGTAACCAATACTAGTAGCATTGTCGATTATACCTCTTCGAGTACCAGCAGGCGCGAACCAAGGATAAGCAATCGCGTCATTACGTAGTAAAGTTCTAATCATCATGTGTGATGCAGGAACTACCACTTGGTTACCTGATAAATCATTAGTCAATCCTGCTGGATAGAACAGACCCATGTATGTGTTTCTAGTTACCAAGCCGTCTTCACCTGTAGATGATGCACCTGCTGCGTTAGTAGCCCATGCCTGAATTGCTGTTGCGTCTTCAGCTAATCTTAGTGGAGTATCACCAATGATAAATCCAGTTTCACCACGATCAGCATTTAAAGTGATCATGTTAGGTTGTAGCTCTGGATAGTTAGGAGCAGCAATCAAGTTAAAGAAGTTATCTTCGTCTCGGATAGCAGTATTAGTATCAATAGTTGCTTTCATTGCGCTTACTACCATTGCTCTTTGTGCCTTACGACCCATGTATGGAGCACCGTTAGACTGTAATCCTGATACAGATACCCAAGCATCTTTTTCAGTTGGTAATACGTCATCAGGGAAGTTAGCAGCACTAAAGTAATTAGTTCTAAACTCTTTAATGTTGTAACCAGAACGTCTAGTATTGAATAGCAACATACCTGTTGGATACAACACATCTGCTGGTGCATCTAAGTCTACATAGTTGCTGGTCAACAAGCTAACAATAGTTGGAATATCATCAGTTGCTGGATTAGTAGTTCCATTAGTTGCCCAACGTGCGTCTGCAAACACGATACCTGTTGGATCTGTTTGATCTGTGTTGTCAATTCTTACCCACTGATCTGTACCAGAAACACTTTGCCAACGATTGATTACTGGATAGTTTTCTAAATCACTTGAATCAATCCAAAGATCACCGTATACTAATGCAGTACCGTCTGATTGAAGAGTAGGTTCACTAGCACTTATGATAGGTCCGTTAGGATCAGTTGCGTTTGTACCGGTTGGAGTTGGGAAACCGTTAGCATCATAATTCTGATTCTTGTACCCTCTCCAAGCACCGTTGTAGTTAACCATGATATCAACTTGATCTACTACGCTATAGAACCAGTTAGTTCCATTAGCAGGAGCTTCAGTTAGTGCCGTTGCGCTTGCTGTAGGATCGGCTTCTACCCAGTTAGACAATAATGTTCTGTAAGCGATATTTGGTGTACCAGAAACGTAAGTAACGCCTGTTATTGGACCTGTTGGACCAGCACCGCTTATATCTGTGACTTCTATTACTAAGTTGTTTGTAGGAGTAGTACCGCCTAAATTAGCACCAACAATAGTAATCTGATCGCCTACTGTGTATCCTGTTCCTGCTGTAGATACCGTAATGTTATAATATTCATAGTTTTTAGTTACAGAAAATACAGCATTGGACCCAGTGCCACCAGTTGCTGCTGCAAGAGGATAAGTGAGTCCTACTACTGCGCCATTTTTTACATACTCAGTAGAATTAACAACAAACCCAGTATCAGCAAGATTTTGACCATATATCTGTATCACACCACCTGACGTATGAGTGAGTACTAATAATCCTGCTAAATTTACGCTTGCAGTAGTATAAGGAATAGCAGCACTAGTCCACGCTGTTACGAAATCGCTTGCAGTAGCATTGTCTGCTACTGATACCAGGTATATACTTGATAATGAAGAACTGCCCGGTACTGAAACTTGTACTACGAAAGTATAAGGTCCATTTGTAAAATCAGGAACAGTGGATGCTGTAACTACTGTTTGACCAGTTGTTGCTTTTTTCCAATAATACACAGCACCTTGACTATAAGAATTGCTGTAGTTGTATTCAGCGTAAAGAGTTCCAGCTGGAATCG